CAGAATTAGCTCTGAGCTTTGCGTCTACGATCTTCGAATAGGTTTCCATTTTATTGGTGTCCTGTGCCATGTCGATTCTCCTTACACTTTGATATTTGGATTCATTTTTCTGAACGCCGCCGTAACACCATCCTCCTCAGGAGGCATCTCAGGGTTATACATAGGCGGCATCTTATTTGCTCCAACAAGGTTCTTTAATGACTCGGCGCTCTTACGGATCGCCTCTTCATCTTCGCCCTGCAGGAAGCCGATAGCGTCGTAGGAAAGTCCGCAGTCTCTCGCGATTTTGGTTTTTACCGAGTCCATCTCGTATTTCGCGATCGTTCCGTCCTTTTCTGTCAGCTGTGTCTGCAGATTTGTCTTTTCATCTGAAAGAGTCTTTAACTGATCGTTGAGGCTTGTCAGCTGTTCGTTGAGTTCTGCGGTCTGTTTTGCCAGTTCATCTGGTGATATCCACCCTTCGAACTCCTTACGCCCTGCGTCCTTGCCTTCGAGTCTTGCCTGTCCGACAAGCTTGTTGACCTCTTCCTGTGTGAATGTTCTGTCTTCTGCCATGTTGTTTCCCCACTTTCCGGTAGTAGTCACCTAAATTCGTTTATTAAAAAAGCGAGCCGTATTGCCCGCACTTTTAATAGCTGATATGTTGGACTTGCTTGTCCTTGTCTTCCGAACACGCCCAGTTAGCCAGGATCATGCTGTCTAATATGGATATGTCCGCTCCGAGCTTTATTGACTTGTAGCCGAAGCCACCATTAGAGCCAATCGCTCGTTTTTCACAGTTACTAACGACCTGTTCAACGCTTGCCTGCTCCATGTGGCATATCGATGCGGAATTTAGATCCGCTTCGAATACCGCGTTAGCACGAATGACTTCGATGACTTTAGGACGAACCACCCGTCTGATGCCGAGCTTCTTCAGCGCATCGGCAAGGTTGTCACCTTTGCCTGCTCCGTCGATGACTGTCCGCTTTACGTCAGCCTTGTCAAGGAAGTTGATTGTCCATTCAAGACCTTCGCGCACCGGTCTGCAGTCCACGCACTCAAGGAACCGCTTTCCGTCCTGAGTCTTGACCGCTACAGACAGCGATACGTTTGCACCATCGTTGCCGAACTTGATGCCGACATACAGTTTGCCGTTCAGCTTCGGAAGCTCATCCACCTGCAGAGCCTTCCACTCGTTCGGCGATATGGCTGACCGCTGATTGTACTGCAGCCATAAGCCAAGCCTTTGGATGTTGAAGTCGATAGGATCCTCGCGGATCTCCGCTCTGATCTTGCGCTCGTCGAGGTGATAGCCCATCGAAGGGTTTGTCTCATACCAAGCACTTGTATCGTGCGGATCTGTCATCGAATCGACCGACCATTCAGCCCATCCGGAGTCGTAGCCTTCGCCACTCAGGACTGTTGCCCTGTACTTCGGGAAGACCGTTCCGGCTGATATCGCCGTTGGTGGCGTCCCGAGCATTATGGTCTGCGGATTGAGCGAGTCGGTTACAACGTACTTCAGTGCGGTCTCCTGATCAGGCGTATATTCCTGCGCTTCATCTATGATAAGCAGGTCATATCCTTCACCAAGTCCACCGGAAGACGTTCTGGTACGGAACTCAATGATTCCATCACCCTCGCAGTATAAATGCTCTTTGCCGAACGCTCTGAAAGATGACTCGACGTTGATGCTGGCCTTCTTGCACATCCGCTCGAGACGTTCCCAGACCGAATGTGATGTCGTTGCTCTGTGTGCCGTGTAGAGGATGCGTTCCCCGTTCTTCAAGCCCCACAAGCACCGCATCAGCACGTTCTCGGACTTGCCGTTTCGTCTTGGTATCGAATAACCAAAAATCTGATGCACCCACAAGCCGTCATCATTGACCGCCATGATGTCATAGCAGAGTGTTTCCTGCCATTCTATTGCCGTCCGCTCTGTCGCATTGTATAGCGCAATAGCTTCGGGTCCTTTAGTATCTGTGTAAGGTAACACTACGGAAGTCGTGGGAGTCTGTCTTCCCACGCCCATGTATTACCTCCTTCTTTCATAAGCAGCCCAAGCGTCAGAAAAGGTCTTTCCGCTGTTCATCTGTTCTCTAATGAACCGTTCCCTAACCGTTCGGGTTTCGGATTTCCTTTTCGTGTTCCTGAGCAGCTCATCTTGTTTGTCTTTGATGGCTTCTTTTCGGGCTTCGTTGTTGCCCGTTTCCCACTGTGCCTTACTCCATACGTCCTGCGAGAAGTCACCATATACGTAAGTAGTGGTGCATCCGCATCCGGTGTGCCGTTCGAACACGCCATTGTCGTATGCCTCGCCGTATGACCATCTGCCCGCTCTGGACAGACACCACTGACAGGCATCTTTGCCATCGTGGATGCCTACTCCGTCATACTCGCGGATGATCATCGGCTCAAGGCCTGCCTTGTATGCGACCTCTGCATTAGCCTGGATGAAATCGTCCACCACTGTAGCGTGTACAGTAACCATCGGCTCACCAAGAAGCCTTGCGACCACCTCTGCATCAGCATCGTCGTTGCACATCGCACTGACAAGTGATTCAGCTCTGTCGCGTTTCGGTTTCTTTGCCTTGAGACCGACACCTGCAGCCTTATTCATAGCCGCATTTTGCTTTGAAGCACGTGATATTATCTCCGCTTCGTTCTCCTGTATGAGCCTTTTAACGGTCCGCTCGCCTATGTTGTAGTAAAGCTTTCCGTCGGGCAGGTTCTCAGGCACCAGTACGGTCTTACACGCATCTGAAGCGTGTTTACCAAGCCGTTGTGAGTAAAGAAGCACATCCTTTTGCGTAGCAGTACCGTCTCTGATCCGGTTCTCCACTCGCCTCAGCTGCGGATCTGCGTCCACAGCCTTGTCGAATAGTTTCCGGATCTGTGAGTATAGCTTTGGTGCTACGTCCTCCATAGGTCACCTCCTATCAGACATTTGCCTCTATTCCAGTCAGATCACGAAGGTTATTCTCTCCAAAGAATCCCGGGACTGACTGATTTATTTTTATGGCACCATCGCCAATAACGGATAGCATAGCTGCATCCGGTTCGAAGACAGGCTCCCACTTGACGCGGGTAAGTCCTATCATCTCGCGTCTGTACTCGATATCATCACGAACGCAAGCCGCGATGTATCCAGTATTCAGCAGACCGATGGAGAAGTCGCGCTGTGCCTTCCTTGCCATCAGCCTCAGTGTTTCGTGGCTCGACTTGATAGCCTCCGCACTCGATGGGTTCTGTGATGGGAACCCGAGATCATCAAGCGTAAGACCGGTCTCGCCTGCAAACAGCCCCGCCCACATACGCATCTGCTCTGAATGAGGTGACATCGATGCCTGCTGGAACTGTCCGAGCGTCGGTTTGTCTCCGTCTTCATCCTTCTCAAACACGATCATCGTGGACATCGCTGCTTTCCACTTGTCCATCTTCTCCGCATCCTCCGACAGACCTGTCGCATACTTCTGCGGATATGAATAGAACTCTGCTGCAATCTCTGAACGCTTTGCGGTCCTGATCGCCGCTCCTACGATGCTCATACAGGCTCTCGATATCCTTGAATGACCGAAAGGCCTCTTTGCATCGGGTCTATTTACCATAGGAATGAGAAGCGGATACGGTGCAGGATTGTTGAAAATGCTATCAAGCTTGCCGTTCCTGTAAATAACCGTCGCTTCTCTTGTGAAGTGTGCCTCCATAGTCGGCACTCCAAGTGTGTCGCGATCAAGTACGGCATATCCTTCCTTTAACATCATCGTATTCGTGTCCATGATGCCTGTCGCATTGCTTCCGTCGATGACCTGAAGCCTCGTTCCGTCATTATCCTTTGTGACATATACGAAGTCGCAAGCCGAAATGAGCGCACCCAGTATCGCGCTGTCGATGAGCACGTCCTGATTGTTCATCTGGAAGACTTCACCCATACCGAGATTGTCATCTTCGAACTCTCTGAACACAAGCCTGTCCGCCATCGAGTCCACTGCCTTTGAGCACCAACCAAGTGTGCCCATCCAAAAGCGCAAATCCGGCGGCGTCGATATGTTGAGATCCAGCACTACGTTCTTCATTTCGTAATGTTCGTATCTCAGACGCACCCTTACGCGCTTCTCATCCAGTTTTTTTCTCAGGTAATCAATGCCCTTGTATCCGTCCATGCTATTTCCTCGTTACCTGCGCGGGAGTCCTGCGGAACCCAGCGCTTTTTCCAGTGTATTATTCTCGTAATTGTCTTTCGCCGCCTCTTTTGTATCCGGATATACGTTGCATATCGCTACATAACTGGCAACGTGCGTCCTGTACCCATATTCATCACCGGCAGCAGACGCTACTGCAGACCCCGCTTCATCCAGTGCGGCCTGCATTTCGCCTGACTTCATCAGCTCTCGAAGCCCGCCTATATCTAATTTAAAAACTACTTTCTTCGCCATACGATATGACCCCGTGTGTTTTTTCGTGCAG